GCATGACCTCCTATTTTTTTCTCGCCTTTATATTGTTTCCACATACATAATGTATGATTATACACTGGAAAAGAAATATAACAGGGTCCGTTGATAAACAAGGCTCTTTTTAAAGTATCTATAGTACTAATTCGTGCGTAATGTTTAATTTTAAAAAGACTCGCTTCAAACAAATAACGTTTATCTATTTCACTTTTATGTTCTATTTTCTCATAGGGATATACATTCTCAGAACAACATCCTATATTTTTCAAAATATTCATTACATCTCTTCCGTACATCGCGGTGGATAATTGGTTTTGTCGATTATTGTAAATAAACTGAGATGACATATAACCAGTGAACTCTATATTTTTATATTCTTGATACTCTTTCATACAAGCCGCAACATGAGCTGCACAGGTTCCTTGGTATCCTTGGTTTTTCGGTACATTCATATGTTTACGAAGATCTAATGTTACAGGTAATGGTTTTGTGGTATCGTAAATAGCTTCTCCATTCCAATCTCTATCGTCTCTAGGGGATGGAACAATATTGAACATAGTCATTTGAGTAGTATCATGTTGATATTCTTGTAACGATACTTTTTTGACGGAATCTCGAACAATCTCCGGGAACTTTGTTTTGCTACTTTCCGATAAATTGGATTCCCTTCTAGATGCTAATGGATTTGGCGCTTCTCTGGCAATGGTATTTAGATGAGGTTGAACTCGTACAGGTGATTCCGTCACTTCAACCCTGCTAAATTGAGGATTTTCATCCGTGAATTCTAATTCTTCTGCTTCGTCTCCCATGTATAAATATATAGTATATATTTTTCAACGCATATCGATGGAATTCAATAATTCTATTTTTTGAAGCGATTTTTGATAAGATGTATTGTCATTCAACCCGGTAAAAAGATAATCTGTTTTGGGACTTCGTTCGTTTTTTTTAATCTGTTTATAAATGGTATCGATTTCGTCCAACGTATTTTCTACTAAACCTTTGTTGTTTACAATAGGAATATTTATATTGTAGGGTTCCGTTATAACAGCTATTGCAAAGTACAACAGATATCTTCTTTTTTTAGAGCATGCCGTTGTATATTTGATACAAAATAAATTCAAAATAGAATCGATGATTTGTTTTTGCAATACATCTGGTTTACTTTCGACTCTATCCAAAATAGCGTCCCATATAAGCCAAATCACATCATTTTGAAATTTAAAATCAACCGGGATATTATGTCGTCTATCTATTTTGGAATTGTTTTTGTTTTTCTTACACAGGATATCAAATTCAATAATCCACTCTACCCAGTAACATGCTTGGATCATATCTGGCACATGATTCTCTGAAACATGGATATGATAGGCGAATTCATTGATACAAATAGCCAATTCTTTTGGATCATCTTTTCGTAATATATGATTTCCATAGTCATTGGAAGGTGCTTTCAATTTCGTAGAAATCATAGTCATATCGAATTCTTCTACTTTGTTGATTTTCAGTACTTCTAAACTATTTTTTTTAGGAGAGCTACATAATATACAAACGATTTCCGCAAGCAATTTTCGTACCGTATCATTGTTGCGAAGCTGGATTTCATCGTAGCACAAACCTTGAACAATAATATTTTTAAAGACTTGGAATCGTTTACATACATAGATGGGCAGTTTAGGATTCGCAATATGAATATGTTTACCTAAATATAACAACATTAGTTCCCATATATCCATATAATGTCCTGCGCATACCATTTCAGCACACCAGTAACAGGATTGTTCTATTTTCCCTTGGTACATATTCAATAAAAATTGTTTTTTTACATCCGATATTTTAAAACCGGAGAAACTCATTCCTTTGAAATCTCCATATAATCGCATATCGTTTATTTGTACTTTTTCGGAAACTTGTGCCATATATTATTATGAATTTTGAAATTATTTTCTGAAAACGAATCATTCTGTTATTATTCGTGGTACTACATTGATGGTTTGTAATTCTTGTGCCATTAGTTTATAAGCATATGGTACTTCTACGTAGGTGAAATCAGTAACATTGCCACACGTATTGCATTTATGTACAGTCACTCCTGCTTTTGATCGCATAATACCTTTATCTCCGTTATTGAATGTAGCAATCATTCCACAACGTTTACAAACGTGTACTGCATACTTATCCGATACATTATACATTCTTTCTCTACAGAATTTCGACATACCATGTGCAATCATGACATCTCGTTCCATTTCTCCAATACGAAATCCACCATCGCGTGATCTTCCTTCTGCTGGTTGACGCGTAAGATTCACCACTGGTCCAATGGAACGACTATGTTCTTTATCATTCACCATATGCTTCAAACGCTGATAAAACACCGGTCCTACAAATATACTGGTTTCGATTTGTTTGCCAGTATGACCATCGTACAGTACTTCATTGCCATAACTTTCGAATCCAATCTTTTGAAGTTCTTCTGCTATTGTTTTTACATCCAAGTTTCCGAAACTAGTACCATCTCCAAACATACCAATTTCTATTAATAACTTACCTAATAAAGTCTCTTTCAAATGCGCTATTGTCATACGCGAAGGAATCGCGTGAGGATTCAAGATTAAATCTGGTTTCAGACCATCTTTGGTAAATGGCATATTGCACTCTGGAATGATATTTCCAACGGTACCTTTCTGCCCGTGCCTTGAACTATTACCTGTGAAGGAACATCTGCCATTTCTTCGAACCAGAAATACTTCTGACGGTACTCTTAAACAATATACTTGGCCTACAAAATGAGTAACTTCTTCGGTTTGTCTACTTTGTTCTTTACTATGATTATAATTCAATGTAGGATATAATCGTTTTCTTCTGATACCAATGTCCCATGACGTTTCTGTTCTATATGGTATTTGTCTTGCCACATAATAAGCAGTATAACCAGCATGTTGTGCTAATATTTGTACATCGTCACGAAGTTTGATAGAAGAAGTGGAATAATGAAGTAAAGTTGCGGTTTCATCTCCATATCCTAAACACATCGAATTCAATACTATTTCAGCTTGTCTTGCGCTTAACATTCTTGTCCAGGATGGCAGTGTTTTGTTTACAGCGCCAACATTATACTTAGCAAACTCCTTCGCAAGCTCTTCATGAGGAATATACCATATGAATGTTTCAATGTTCATATAATAGTGTAATCCAAGTAAATCACATGCTTCTTCTAACGCGTTTTGAATTCTTGGTTGATTCGCAGCGAATTCGATTCGCGCAATATCATTTTTTTCACAAATATATGTCCAACCTTCTGCCATAAATATTCCTAGAATAACAAGGAACATATCTACTTGTAAACCGTTATATCTTTGATTTCCAAATTCAATTTCCATATCAGGATTTGTGACAGGACTTCCACCGCTTTGAAATCTAACACGTTTACCCATCATATCTTTGGCTTGTATGAGTTCATATTCTAAAGTATCTATTTTTTTGATCCACATTCTATGATTTAATGTGACTTTTTGACTCATACCCTGTGTTTCCACTTCATACATATCTCCTTCATGGTCGAAGACTAATGTTTCTAGTGGATTTACATATTCTAATTTATTCGTAGTTCTGTTGAGTTGTGCGATCCTATCTTCTAACGTAATATTTGCAATAGGTACCCAGCCTCTATTCAACGTCAATACATCGTGGTCATCTGTTAAACAGAATTTATCCCCAATGACTGGTTTTCTAGTAATACGAACTCGGGTTTTCGCAAAATTACATCCATCTCCATTTCTGCCAGAGTAATTCTTATCGATATAGGTTTCTTCTGTTGTCCGGAAACTTTTACTTTGATCTTCATACTTGATTACCTTGGTTGGATCATTGCGGTTTTCTTTGATCGGAACCACTTTTGCTATGATAATATCTCGATTTTCCACCTCCATATTTTCGGGAATGAATCCATGAGCATTTAATTTACTGTAATTTCCATGTTTAATCGCCTTTGTTTTGGATGGATCGGGTTTGCATCGTATTATTTCATCTCGAATAATATTTTTATCCTCATCTTTTTCAGTATGATAAATAGTAGCTAAGAAAAGACCTCTATCTATGGCTGCTTTATTGATGAGTACACTATCTTCTTGATTATAACCAGTATAAGACATAATGGCAACATGAATCTGACAACCAGACGGTATTTTATTTAATTTCAGAAAATCCATTACTCGTGTATCTACCAATGGCCGTGTCGGATAATTCAAGATATACATCGTTTTATCCATTCGTTTATCGTAATTCATAGCACTAATACCAATTGCTTGCTTAGCCATAGCGCAATTACTACTTAAGAATCCATTAGTTGAAATAAAACTATGATTTTCTGATTCAACTTCTATATCCGAAATTAATCCATCTGGACATTTTGAAATAGTTGAAACAGGAGTAAACATTACTTCTGCTTCTGAGATACTATATTCTGAAGTATTTATTCCAATTTTAATATCAGAATTTTGAATCATTTGATCTACAGTCGCCCAGCCAATGTTTGTCATAAATTTATGATCACCAGTTGCTGTTATTTCTTTACCACTTTCTGTTGTAATTTTATAAATTGGATATTCATTTTTACGCACAAATTGATTTACAACTTTGGTATGTGACTGTTCAAATGTTTCTGGATGAAAAGTAATTACACTATCTCCTATTTTGATTTCTCCAATTTTCTTTTTGGATCCATCTGCCATGTAAACCAATTCATTTGGATCTAAGCACTGGTACGTATTTCTAGGTGCTTGATTATAATCTGGAAACGGTACACAGGATCCTAAAATGCCAAGTAGCGTACAAGGATGAATTTCACAATGTGTATAATTCACTCGTAATTTCTGATTCTTTTTAAATTCTGGATTCATGTCGTGTAAGTAATTGTTCTTCACTTTCATACCAATCATAGCAAAACTCTGTTCTTCCGCATCAATATATTCAATAATAGAATCTCCTTTGTTGCTTTCTAAAATCAAATCCATCCACGTCCATTCCTTCGATTTCACTTTTTCGACAATTTCTTTCGTTAAAAGTACTTTATTATTCTCAACCCGTAGTAATGGCCTGACTAATCTACCACCATCACTGCAGATTCTTATTTCCATTCGTTTGTAATCGAACACAATGGATGTATAAATATTAATGATATCTTTGTATTTTTTTCTTTTTAAATTCTGATAAAGCGCTATCGGATCTTTTGAAATACCTACCCACGTCCCATTGATGAATACTTTCACCTGATCGTATAATTCCAACGGTGTTGCATCATCTACTGAAAGAATATGAGGTCTAACGTACTCGTATAAATATTCGGTATGTGTAGGTATAGTCAAATGGGTCATAAACGATATATTTTTTACAACACCGATCGACTGGCCTTCCGGAGTTTCTACGGGGCACAATAGCCCCCATGATGTACCATGTAATTTTCGAGGTGCAATTAATTCCCCACTTTTCTCAAGTGGTGTATTAATACGTCGAATATGACTAAGAGTACCCAAGTAAGTCAATCTGTTTAATACTTGTGCTACACCGACCTTACTACTGCTATTCGACTGTTTCACACTGAAATCACCAGTCGATAAAGCTCGATTGATACCATTTTCAATAGTAGTGGACTTAAATATTTTGTAAATATTGGTCATATTGATAATGTTGTCATAGTTTTCTGTAGATTTCCATGCACCTTGGTTAATTTCACGAATGATTTGCTTTTCAACGTCTTTTACAAATCTAATATAATAGTTTCGAAATAAATTATTCAACAAAGATCCTGGCGATTCAATACGTTTATTCAAATAAGAGTCACGATCATCTGGTTCATCCCATTTCAATGCAGTTCGTATCAAACGGTTCGCCATAAGTCCCAATAAGTATATTTTCTGCTTCAAGGTTCTACAATGTGGAAAGAAATCGTTTTGTATAATTTCGTTGGTGAAATCACGCTTCCTGTTCACATTATTCGCTTGCTTTTTATCTATATTATGGGTATTGTAAGCGACAATAGACATCAAATACTCAAACGCATCGGCTTGTATTGTATCAGGATTAGTCATCACCTTTTTACCATCTTCTATAGACGCTTGTAGAAAATTCAATATTTCGCTATGTTTACTAGACTCGACATTTAGTAATATATGAGCGCAGATATCTTTATCTGATACGACACCAAGTACACGAAATAAAACAAATAGTTCAATCATTTTTTTCTGTTTTAGTCTTGGAATGACCACATAAATACCTTTACCATAAAGATTCATTTTCGAAGCAATCATCATTTCTACTTGCTTGGGTGAAATGCACTTGGAATCAGGTACAGACTTGAATTCTGCAATGTAATCCCATTTAGGTGCATTGACTCCACTGAACACGTAAATACGATTTTCCGCTGCACGTTCTTGACATAAAATAGTCTTCTCGGAACCTTTCACAATAAAATAACCACCACAATCCATAGAACATTCACCGGTTTGTAATTGCGAAGAATTTTCATACTGCTTCAGAATACAAATAGACGATTTCAACATAACTGGTAGATTGCATATTTTTATTTTGGGTATTTGTTTTTCGATTATTTTTATGTCATTGTTAATATCACGTATAATATACTGAATTTGCAAATCAACTGTAGTATTGGATGCATAGGTAAAATTTCTCAATCTTGCATCTTGAGGCATCATAATCTTCGTTGCACCATTATTTTCATAAATTTGCGGGGGATAGAACTTTAAATTAATCAAATTAATTTTAATAGTCAATCCGTATTCATCAATATCGTCGATATAATCATTATCGGAACGCACAACAATAGGATTAAAC